GAGCGAACGGGACCTTGGAAAGTTGTAAGCGCCATAATAATATCTCCGTGTAGTAGCACATTCCCACACCATCGCTACTACGTCTGCTAGGACAGTTGATGCAGGATAAAAACCTAGTAGGTGCAAGCATACACCAGATGAAACAAAAGGGGAAGAGGTTTCCCTCTCCCCCCTAAGTTATTAGTTGGAACCAGACGAACCGAACATACCGAGCGGGTCAGACCAGCCGAACGAATAACGCTCGCGGGCCTTGTAGCGGACGTTTCCGGTGTCAAAGTCACCGTCCATGCCCGTGCTCATTGGAGTACGTACGAAGTGCTTCAGGCCGTTTGGAACATCAGTGGTCAGGAACCATGCGTTCGTGTCGGTCAAGAAGTGGTTTACGGTGTAACCTTCTGGGATCGAACCGTTGTTCTTGAGGGCGTTGATATCGTTATCAGCCGTACCGACGCGGAGTTCGGTTTCGAGCAAACGAGTAGCAACAAACATCAAGTTTGGTGGAACAACCAACTTACGTGGCTTCGCAGCGATCAACAGACCACGCTCGTCAGTCCAAGCTGCAATCTGAATGACTGCGGCTTCAAGCGACGTTTCGTTAAGGTCGGTTTGCGTTGAAGGCGTGTTGGAGTTTACACCACCATTTACCAATGGGTGAGAAGTCGAGAACAGAGCTACGCCATCACCACCGGGGTAGGATGCACTAAAGCCGTTGTTCAAAACCGCAGCCGCTTTGGTCTGCTTGGTGTAGGACATCGCACGAGCAAGAGCCTTAGTATAACGAGCCGAGAGGCTGTCATACAAGTTATCTTCAATCGCTTCTTCAGTCAGCGAGAACCCGAGGGCAATCGTTTCATGAGTGTAGCGAGCAGTGAAGACTTCCTGACCGTTGTCGTATGCGATGGCCGAACCTTCGTTCTTAACCGGAGCAGCGGAGAAGCCCGACAGCTTGGTTTCTTCTTCGAACGAACGCTCGGAGGTTTCGGTGTCAAAGAATTCCTTATGCTCTTCGCCGTAGCGAGCATATTCCAAACCGAACAAAGCGTTCAGGCCCGGGAGGAGTTCTTTGAGGAGTTGTGCGCGTGAAATTGCCATGTGTTAGACTCCTCTTAGACGCCGGTTGGGTTGAGATAAGGATGCATACCTTGGTTCCACTTGACGACAACTTCCGTGTAGGAAGCTGGGTAGCCAGCAGGTGAAGTTTCAGCAATGACATCAATGATGCGGATAGGGAACGTCGAGGTAGTACCCGTTGTGGCGCTAATAGCGACACGCGAGTCACCGTTGGTGGTGTTACCAGCGTTCTGAACCAAAACAGCATTTTCACCGACGTTTGCACGGGTGACTGTGCCGATTGTGGTACCGCTTGATACTACGGCAACCTTGTACAGCGCGTCAGGATCGTCTTGCACGAATGCAACGATGTCTGAAGCAACAGTGTTAGCTGCGTAGAACTGACGGAACGTCTTACCAAAGGTTGGATCGGTGTACGAGCAACCAAGGAAAACGCCGACTGGGGTAGCCGAGCTTGTGCCAACGTCCTTATCGAGCGTTCCCGAGCTATTCAACTTTACGACGTCACCAAAGAAGATGGACGTTGCAGAGTTAGAAGTGATCGGAATCGAACGAGTAGCGCTAGCAAAAACCTGACCGCCGATCAAATTGATCGGAATGAGACCATATGGTCCCGAAACAACAGGGTATGCCATGTTTCTTAACTCCTAAGATTTATTTGCCTGAACCAAACGATGTCTTGGACCTACGCTCCGTAAAGAGCGGCATCCTCGGATCGTTCTCTCGCATGAAGTTGCTATCCACGGACTCATTCTGAGCTTGGGTCATCCGGTCGAAGTGTGCCCGACGTTGTTCCATAAACTCAGTAGGAATCTTGCAAAGCAACAAACCTGCGACTTCGATGTTATCCTTAAAGCGACTATCCGGGTCGGTTAGATTTTGGAACTTAGGTTGTTCCTCAATCCGAACTGGTTCCCAGCCTTCACGGAAAGCCGACGATGCATTACGGGCATCATTCTGTCCCAGTGTCGATACGCGTACCCAACGGTAGTTGTATCCATCTAGCTTATCAGGCTCGGGCAGCGTTGAAGCTGGTTGCCAAGCCTTAGGCCGTTCGGCCACTTCACGAGTTTCCATCTCACGTACGATACGATTTTCAGCCATTTTTATTCTCCTTAGCAACTTCACGAGCATATTGCTCTGCGGTTAAACCCAACTTTTTAGCGATTGCTAGTTGGGACTGTCTTAGCACGATCTTTTTGGAGGATGTGCTTCGTGACGCTGAGGCGACAACGGCTGATCGGTTAGCACGCGCAGTGGATTTCGTGTCACTGCTAGCTGAGTCAGAATCCCCGAAATACTCAGGAAAACGACGACGCATCGTTGTGTCGATAGCGCCCCAATATTCGTCAGTACCGATATAGTTACTACCGTACTGTTTTTCGAGCTTCTGATGAAGCCCTAAGGCTGAGGCGGTCATTTCCTCATCCAGACCATACCATTGATTGCGCTCTTGCCACGCCATCGTCTTCTGATCCGGGCGCGGGATTTGGACCGCTTCCGGGTTAATTTGTACCTCAGTCTCTTGAGTTTGTAAAGTAGGTTTATAGTTAGAAAGTTGTTCGAGCTTATATTGAGCAGCATTTAGCTTCTCTTGGGCGTCGAGTACTTTATCTGTATCCCCTGCTTCATAAGCATCGCGGTAAGCCCGACGAGCCTCAGTGAGTTCAAACTCTACGTTCTGTTTAACGCTACCAACTAACGACTCCTGCCCTTGGGCAAGTGTGTTACGAAGCTGTTCGGCTTCTTGGCGGTAACGCTGCGCAGCAGTAAGAGCCTCGTTCTGTTCGCGCTGATAGCGTTCCTTTTCACGGCGCTCATCGTGCCAGACCTTCTTCATCTGCTTTAGACGAAGCTTGACCTTTTCAGAATACTCTTCGAGTTCGTCGGCTTCGAGTTCGTCAACGATCTCCTTCGGCATCGGCTCACGGCCTCGGTCGGCCTCCGGGGTATCGTCTTCTACCTCAATTTCGGGTTTGCTATCTACAGCATCGTCTTCGACTTCCCACTGGAAGTCATCATTATCTTCAATCATTTGTGCCTCCTAGGCTTATGCGCGCTTAATGCCTCTTGGGTCCTCGACGGTCCCTTCGATTGCATCATCGTTGATTATACGGAACTCTCGGCCATGGATTTTGACACGGGTACCGGCATGTGGTCGTACAAGGACGAAGTCGCCCTCTTTACACCATGGGCCACTTGGGAACCGTTTCTCGTCCTTATAGCAGTCTGGGCCTAACTTTATGACGAACAACGTAACCGTCAGCAGTTCTTCGTGCTGAAGGGTAATATCCGCCTTGATAATCCCACCGTCAGTCTTCTTCTCGATATCTGGAAGCGCACACAGGATGCGATACCCAGACGGGTCAGGAAGTTGTTTAGGCCGGTCTTCAACAGCAAATTCGGATGCTGCGCCGACCTTTGGTATGGGTTTACCTGCTAAGTCGATAAGATCAGTCATCGTCAGCCTCCATGCGTTCTGCGGTTTCGACGATGATATTGTTTGCTACGAGCAAGCCACGGTAAATGCCGCAAGCGTACTTATAAGCCCCAAAGTCAGCGGCGTTACCCATTGCCATATCAGCCTCAATAATTTTCAACTCGTCTTGCACCCTTTTTGACAGGTGCCTGAGTAGATCACTCATTAGTTACCTCTTCTGTTGTAGGAGAAGCCGGGGTGGCTTCCTTTTGTTGCTGGTTCATCTGTATCTGCTCGCGGGCAATATCCATGCCCATCCGCAGACCCTCAGCCTCTTGTTTGGCGTCTAGGTCACCCTTAGCCGTCGCAAGTTTTGCACCGACCTGTAGGCCAGCGATTTCTTTCTGTGCTTCGATCCGCATCTGCTCAAGCTCAATGCGGTCGTTCTTCTCGGCAGCGTCGACTTGAAGCTTCTGCTTCTTAAGTTCGAGTTCACCCTGCTTAATAGCCAGTTCCTGCTGCTGCATCTGGATGAGTGGGTCCTGAGCAGCTTCTTGGTTCTGCTGTTGTTGTGCTTCAGCCTGCTTCTTTTGTGAAAGCTGCTGTGCAGCGGCTGCTGCGAGGCGTGAAACCTGAAGCTCGATGTCTTCGCTCATCTCGGCGTCTGGTGGTGGCAGAGCTACACCGGCCTGTTCTTCGATCTGTTTGCGATACGAGAACGCTAAGTGTTCCTGCATGTGGGCTTGCATTGCCGCCATGACAGTTTGACCTTGTGGGTTCTGGCCGATCATCGCCGCGACCTGCGGGTCCTGCATCATGCTTGTATGTACAGCAATATGGGCTTCGTGGGCTTGGTAGATGAATGCCTTGACCGGCTTACCGTTGATGACGTCCATGTTTTCGGAGATGGGGTCACGCGGCTTCATGTCGTCACCGTCCTTAAGCGGGACGAGCTTCTCGGCGTTTGTAATACCCAGTACGTCAAGCATCTGGCGGTGCAGATAGGGCATGTCGTAAATCTGCGGAGCAGTCTGAGCCAACTGAAGCACAGCTTGATACTGCACGATCTTCTGCGCCATTGTCGCGGCGTTGGGGTCAGATACAGGGATAACGGCGACCATGTCATAGTCAGCCCGCTTTGCCTTGCGGCTACCCTCTGTTGGCTCGTAGCTATACGCTTCTGGCGTGTAGTCGCGGATGATACCCTTAAGAAGCCGGAACTCCTGCTTCATCGAGTAATGGACGCGTGCCTGAATGGCCGACATCGACTTAAGCGTACGCTCAAGAATAGCCAGCGTGGTACCCACAGGGGCTTGCCCAGACATATCGCTGATCTTCATGTCAGCAGCGCCAGCGAAGCGACGGCCTTCTTCTACGATGGTGCCTAAGAGGCTATAAAGTACTTGGCTTGGCTCTTTGTAGGGCAACGGCATGATATTATCACGCATTGTCCCTGAGGCTACGTCTACGTCACGCCATTCAGCCGGTGCTATGGGTGTGTCGTCGCCTTTAACTCTAAGACCTTTAGTTTTAAAGCCACCCGGAAGGTTAGATAGAGTACCAGCATCAACAAGCTGACGAATAAGACTGGTGCCAGACTTAGCAAAAGCACCAATAAGGTGAATAAGGCCAAAAGCGTAGAAGCCAAAGCCCGGAACATACGGGTAATGAACAAAATGCTGGCGTTTAAGTTTCTTTTTATCATCGGGGTCCCAATTCCGGCGGATAGACAGGATTGTCTGCGTGCCTTTTTCAATGGTTACAATATAAGGAAGAGCGATGCCTTCGTCTTCCTCGTCGCGGAAATTGTCGTCTTCAAGCTCAAGCTCGACCTGCATCTCAAGCAGCTTGTACCGGTCGTCTGTTGACGCACGGAAACCCATGCGCTCGGCAATAGCCGTCTCGACCTCATCAAGGCTGTCTACGGGGTCTTCAAGCTCGATATCACGGTAGAACCCTGCTGCCTGTAGTTTGGCAACCTCATTGGGTGTCTTCCGCATTACATGGGTGACGCGTCCAGCGACTTCCAAACTAGACGCGCCATAGGGTACGACAACGTCCTCGGAAGGTACGTACATCGAGGTTTGACGACCGAGTGATGGATCGTAATAGACCTTCTTGAACGCATTTCCTGAGAGGCCCAACCCCCACAGCATCCGCTCATGTTCAGGCCGATATTCGATCATCACATCGGTCAACTGGTAATTCATATCGGCTTCGACGCGCTGCGCAGCTTCTTTCTTCGCTGGCGTCTCTTTACCAAGAATCTCTGTCCGCACAGGCCCACGAGCCGGGAACGTCTCCATCATGGTCTCAGCTTGGAACTTAACCAAAGCTTCTGACAGCAGTGGGTGGTATACACCGCACGCACCGGGCCAAGGTTCAGTCCGGTCCTCGACCTTCATACCGAGCAACTCAAGGCCGTCGACGTAGGTCTGCATCCAGTCTTTGCGGCTGGAGATGTCTTCTTCAAACTCACCCAACAGGTCACCGGCAAGCTCTGCAAGAGCGCCTTCATCCATGTCTTCCGCAAGGTTTTCCGAGAACTCGTCCTCTTCCTCAGCGTCGGGATCAATTTCGATCTCCATGTCGCCGGAACGGATCGTCACCTCTTCAGGGTCTTCGATTTCAATTTCGATATCAGGCTCTTGGCCCACCATATCTTCTTTGGAAAGGCCGAGCGGGGCCTGATTGAGAGCTTTATCGACGGCCATTATTTCTTCCCTTTGAGCGTAGCCCGGTTAGTCCGGGGGTTATAAGTGTACTTCTTCGATGGTTTACCACTTAGTTTGGCCGCTCGATCAATCGCACGCTCTTCAGCAGTCATAGCGTCACGCTCACGGCCCTTTGCAGTAAGTGTTCCGTCAGAGTTCATAAGGCCACGTTTCTTCAGAATTTCACGGGCGAGCTTCTCGCTACCTACCTGCGCAGATAAACGGTCGACAATTTGATTTCGCCCCATGTGCTTCTGAGTAACCATTAATAATACCCCTGATTACGGTTACGCTTAAAATACTGGATTTCTTCCGGTTCGTCTAGGTTGGTTGTAATATATCCGCCCCTACGGAACCGGTGCAGCGCCATGGATACAGTATCGACATAGTCATCGTGAGTACCGGCTGGAAACTCAGCTACTTCGTCAATCACTTCTTCGGCCCACCGAGAAGCAGGTGCCCATACCCGTCCAGATGCAAACAAGTCGCTCACAGCGTTCAAACGGGAGATTTTGTCGTTCCCCCGTGTAGGTGTAAACTCTTGTACCGGTATCCCCATCGCCCTCATCTCGTAGATCAAAGGTGCACCTGAAGCCTTCTTTTCGATGATGACGCTGTCCGGCTCCCAATCTCTGTACTCCTCTATAGCGCACCGTTTTAGCTCGGGGAACTCCATGCGGTCCCTGAACGCGTTCAGTAGGATAATGTTAGCTTGCTCGTTGCCAGCGTCGTCAGCCTGATAAAATACGCCCCAAGTTGTACACGCCGAATAGTCGGCACGCTGCGTCTTCTCGAAGGCCGTATCCCATGACTGAAGGATGAAGTCGCACGTAGGCGGTTTGTCGCTATCCCACTCCTGCCACCACTCACGCTTGATAATAGCAGCCGACTCAGAGATGGGGTTCTGCTGATACTGCGCCATCCACTTACTGTTCGGGACGTCGCGCTTAACTTTCTCAAGCTCGCTTAGCTCCCAGAACTCAGGCCACAGTGGCTTGTCACTTGGGAGGATGGCGGGGAACTCGATTACTTCCCACTCGCCAAGGCTGTCGTTAGCCAGCGCATCCTTGAGGATTTGCCCCGTTAAGTCACGCTTCGACCAACGCGTCATAACAATGACGATGGCACCACCCGGCTGGAGACGCTGACGCGGCCCTGAGGTATACCACTCGTAGGTCTTGTCGTAGATGTCTGGGTTAACTTCCGCGATAGCAGCTTCTTGCTCGGAGTGCGGGTCATCAATGATGAGGACGTCAGCCCCCTTACCTGTCACGGCACCACCGATCCCGATAGCGAAGTAATCACCCCCCTTCGAAGTATTCCAGCGGCCAGCAGCTTTACTGTCGGACGCGAGGCTTAGGTCTGGGAATATGTTATGATATACTTCTGTG